TCATTAACGGTTATCAAATTGGTGTTACAAATCAAGTTCCTTCTAACCTTACAAAAGGTTCTACAAGTGGTACTTGTTCTGCTGTTTTATTTGGTGATTTCTCACAAGCTATGGTTGGCTTCTGGGGTAATGGATTAGAACTTGCAATGTCAGATTCTGATTCAACAGACTTCACTAAGGCATTAACAGCAATGAGAGCGATAACAACTATTGACGTAGCAATCCGTCAGCCAAGTGGTTTCGCTGCAATGCTTGATGCTACTACTTAAATTTATAAGGGGTCTTAATTGACCCCCTTTTTTTTATGAAAGTATTAGTTCTCAGAAACGTGGTTGCTAGTGGTATAGCTTTAGAGGCTGGTCAAATTTATGACATTAGCGATAAAGATGCGACCTTATTAAAAGGTATGGGTAAAGCAACAGACGCTCCAATAGAGACAAAACCCAAAAAAACTGTAAAACGCAAATCTAATGGCACTAAGTGACGATAATGATGTCTTTGTAGGAGGCGAATTTGGTGTGCCTTGTGTTGCGGGTGGAGTGATTGCAAATGCAATTTTAAGTGAACCATCTCAGATAATGGCAGATGGACAAGTGTTATTTAGTGATTATTCAATAAGAGCAAAAGCAAAAGATTTTGGAAATTTAAAAGCAAATGATGAAATTACTGTAAATGATATTGAATATACCGTAAGAGAAACAATGTTTGATACAGATGGAGAATTAGTAACTATTACGCTGCAAAAAACATGACAACAAAAACTGAAAGTATATTAGCGGCTGTAAAAACTGCATTAACAGGCACTACAGGTGTTGGCACAAAAATTTATCGCAGTAGAGTAGTTCCTTTAACAAGAAACGAAACACCAGCATTAGTTATAGAACCAATTAGCAGTACTTGTGAACAGAATACAGGCTTAAGTCATTTAGATTGGAATTTACAGCTAAGAGTTTTAATTATTGTGCGTGGCAGTACGACTGTCAGTCCTGATAAAGCTGCTGACCCTACTTTAGAATCATTGCATTCAAAGATGTTAGCCACAAGCACTCTTGGTGGTCTTGCAATAGATGTTCAACCTTTAGGTCATGATTATGTCTTACAAGACGGAGACTTACCAACAGCGGTCATATCTACTAACTGGGTTATTAAATATAGAACACTGTATACAGATCTATCTCAATAATACTATTCTTTAATAGTAATATTAGACTATTATAGTAATAACCACCTTTTAGTTAATGAAACAATGGCTAAGAACTCAAAGCTAAAAACTATTCTTGTAAAAAACGAGGCTAGTTATAATGCATCAACTACTCCTTCTGGTAGTGCAAATGCTGTACAAGTAACTTCACTTGAACTTACACCAATTGTTAGCGATGAAGTTAGCAGAGAAACAATTAGACCATACCTTGGTAACCAAGAAGTTTTATTGGCTAACCAACGTGTAGAAGTAAGTATAACTGTGGAAATGGCAGGTAGCGGGACGGCTGGAACTGCTCCAAAATATTCTCCTCTTTTAGAAAGTTCTGGATTAGCACTTACAACTGTATCTTCTACTTCTAATACTTATGCACCTGAGTCATCTGATTTCGGTAGTTGTACAATTTGGTGTAATTATGATGGGGTCTTACATAAGATTTCGGGTTGTCGAGGAACTTTTTCTATAAATTTGGCGGTTTCTGAAATTCCTACCATAACTTTCAATATGGTTGGCATAAAGGGAACAATTACTGATGCAGCTTTACCTACAACAACATTTAGTCACCAGGCAAAACCTGTTATCGTTAATTCTCTTAATACTGATAACTTTTCTATATTTGGTTATTCTGGCGTATTGCAGAATTGGTCATTTGATATGAACAATAATGTTATTTATAGAGAACTTATTGGTGGTAGCAAAAGTGTATTAATAACAGAAAGATCACCTTCTGGTTCTATGTCAGTTGAGATGCCAGCTTTATCTGCACATAACTTTTTTACAGATGCAGAAGGTAGCAGTACTGGAACAAACACCTGGAGACATAATGGTGGTGCTGGGAACATCATTACTTGCAGTTGTCCACAAACTGATTTTTCTGCTCCAGCCTATGGAGATTCGGATGGAATTATTATGTTAGACATACCATTTATGGCTACACCAAGTGCTGCTAATAATGAATTTTCGCTTGCTTTCACATAATATTTTTACTATTCTTCAATAAGAATATTAACTGCTCACCATGCCCCTAATAAAAAAGTCCAATAAGGTTATTAAATGGCCTGTAACTGTCCGTATTCCTCAAGATGGTGGTTCTTTTGAGGAAGAAACATATACAGCACATTTTAACTATTTGGGTTACGAAGAAGTTTCAGAAATTTCTCAGAAAGGTGATAAAGAATTGTCTTTAAAGACAGTTGTTGGTTGGGATGATATGAATGATATAGAAGGTAATGAATTACCTTTTTCAAAGAAAGAATTAGCTTCTTGGTGTGAAGACATTCATTTTGTAAAAGCTACTGCAAAAGCATATGTTGCCATGTATGAGCTTGCTGAAGAAAAAAACTAATTGAGGCTGCTGAGTACTGGGCTGGTAAAGGTGTCGTTAAAGATGAATCTTATGATGATGCCATCGCCCTCGGAGTCAAAGATTTTCCAAAGCCCAAAGAAACAAACGTTGAAGTAATGCAAGAAAACTGGGATGCAGTAATAATGTTTACCAGGATGGGAACTCAATGGAACGTCACTATGGGCGGTGTAATTGGTCTAAAATATGATGTACTTGAATGGTTTTGTCGTATATACTATGTGAAAGACGTTAAAAGTATGCTTGCCAAAATACAAATTATGGAAAAAGCAGCTATGGCAGTATTTAATAAGGATACGGAGAAATAATAATGGCATCAGAGACACAATTTAAAATTAAAGCCATTGTTGAAAACTTAGATTCCGTTAAAAAGCTTAAAGGTACAATTAGAGAGATTAGTGGCTCTGCAAAACAAAGTGGAGCAGCTATTGGTGAACTAAGAACAAAAGCATTAAACCTAACAAAGACTGCTGGTAATACTACTAATACATTAAAAACACAAATTTCTGTTTTTACTAACTTAAGAGATAACGTATCGATTACAAGTAATTCATATAAAATCCTTAGTCAAGATATTGCAAATGCACAGGCACAACTAGCAAGTCTTAATGCTACCGCTGGAAAAGGTGGCGGGTTTATGGCTGGTGCAAGGGCTGCTGCTCCTACTGCATTAAGTGCGGCTGGAGCATCATTCTTACCACCCGCTGCACAGTTTGGTGCTTTTGCTGGGTTTCAAAAAGCTGGCTTATCTGGTGCTGCTGGTGGTGCTGCCATAGGTCTTGGAGTCACTGCTGCGGTTGGTGTAGGACAACAAATAAAAGCTTCTGCTGAATATGCCGCTTCTGTTAGTAGATTAGAAATTGCATTAAAAGGAGTTACAAAAACATCTGCTGATTATTCAAAAGCACAAAAAATAATCAAAAAAACCTCAAAGGAATTAAACATACCTATTGATGTAGCGACAAAACAATTTACACAATTATCAGCTTCTGTTTTGGGTTCTGGTTATGACATTGAAACAGCAGAAACTGCCTTTCGAGGTGTTAGTGAGGCGATTAAAGCAACAGGTGGAACTGCGGACGATGTTAAGTCTGGAATAAGAGCGATGAGTCAGATCTTTGGTAAGGGAAAACTCAGTGCTGAAGAGCTTTCTGGGCAACTCGGTGAACGCTTGCCTGGAGCCGTGGTAAAGTTTGCAAAGGCGAATGATATGACATTAGAAGCCTTACAAAAGAATTTAAGAGATGGGACTGTTGGTTTAGATAAGGTTGTTACTTTTACTGAAAAATTACGAGATGAACATAAGCAAGGTGCATTAGATATGGCGGCTTCACAAGAAGAGGCTGGTCAAAGAATGGATGTTGCATTAAAGAATCTAAGTAAAAGTTTTGGTGAATTTTTTCAACCAGTTGGTGCTGCATTTCAAAATTTTGCTGCTGATGCAGTTGAGGATTTAAATACTATTTTAGATAAATTAAAAGAAATTTTAGGCGTTGGTATGGATAATGCGTTAACAAAAGCAGAAGCAAATTTAGAAAGGGCTAGACAAAGAGTTATTAAAAGTCGTGGTAATCAGACTAAAGGTTCAGATCCAGTTTTAGGCGGCTCTAGTGAATATGATAGAGCGTTGTTGGATTATAGAAATGCAATTAATATTCTTAACGAACTTAAACGAAAAAGAGATGGATTAAACATCTCAGAAAAAAAAGGTACAGATAATTTAAAAGATCAAAATGAAGCTTATGAAGCTTTAATGGGTGGTGCAAAAAGTTATTACGATTCAATTAAAACATTAGCCGAATCCATTTCTGATGCTGTTAATGGTGCATTTAAAAAGATGGAAGATACCCTAGTTAATTTTGTAATGACAGGAAAACTTGCGTTTCAAGATTTGGCAAGATCAATTATTCAAAGTATGGCTCGTATTGCAATACAACAAACAATAATGAAACCATTTACTGGATGGTTTGGAGGTTTGTTTGAGGGCAAAAAAAAGACAACTAATGCCAATGGGAATGTTTATGGTGCTAATGGGATACAACAGTTCTATAAAGGGGGCGTAGTTGACTCTCCTACTATTTTCCCTTTTAAGAATGGAATTGGCTTAATGGGCGAAAAAGGTAGCGAAAGTATTATGCCGCTGAAACGTGGCAGGGATGGAAAACTTGGAGTTATTGCACATGGAGGAGGCGGTACTACGGTTAATGTTTCTGTAAATGCTGATGGTACTTCTGTTGAAGGTGAATATGATAGAAGTAGG